CGAACATTTTCAAAGGCCGGATATTTTGCAAAGAGTGCGGAGAAAAGCTGTTTTGTCATTGGCAAAGCGATGGTTCGCTGTATTTTTACTGTGCATCTTGCCATGTTTCAATTTCAGAGAAAGACCTCTGGAATGGCATTAACAAGGAGTTGCACCAGCGGATGGAAGAACACCGTGATTTGCAGAAGCTGGTACGGAAAAGCTCTGGAAAAAGCAAACTCCAATCAAAAGAAATAGCTACAAAACGTGAAATTGAACAGGCGTCAGGCAATATCGTTCGACTGGAATCACAGAAGCGCAGCGGCTACGAGCAGTATGTCCTTGGAAAAATTTCAAAAGAAAAGTTCTTGGAATTGAAGCAGGATGCAGAGAATGAAATTGAGGCATTCAGACAGACAAAAGCTGAAAACGAGAAAGAACTGGTAGTTGTTCAAGAAGAACTGCGGCAGAAAAAGCAAATCGCAGACAACACAGAGGTGCTTTTGACGGCAGACAATCTACAGCAGTATGTAAAGAAAATTGAAGTGGACCGCGAGAAAATCACTTGCACGGAATTTTCGTTCTAACGAAAAAGGAGAACAAAGCAATGAAAGAGAAAATCTACGATGCCCGGACAGGGATGGAATATTCCTTAGTTGGAAATTGTTACCTGCCAGCCTTGAAACTGCCACGGACTCGTCCGATTGGCCGATGGGGAATGCTGCACAAGGCGTACCTGAAACTACGAAAACCAGCCTATTATCAGAGCCTGCTGCTGAGTGGAAAACTGGATGCTGTTTTGGCAGACGTGGAAGAGCATGCAGCAGAACGATATGAGGTTTTGATTGAGCAGATGAGCCAACGGGAGGGCATTTCGGAAAAACTGAAAGAAGAAAATCAGATGGAATGGGTACGCCGCATGAGTAATCTGGAAAATCGTGCAGCGGAAATTGTAAAGACAGAATTGATTTATCCGTTTGAAGGGCGGTGAGCAGCAGATGATCGGAACCTATTATCGACTTTCCTTTGCGGACGAGGATGTGGGAACAGATAAGGCTGAGAGCAACAGCATTCAGGGTCAGCGCGGACTGGTAGAGGGGTACATCATGGCTCGCCCGGAACTGGCTGCAGAGCCGCGACAGGAGTATGTGGATGATGGCTATTCCGGCACATCCACAAGCCGCCCGGCGTTCCAGCAGCTGATTCAGGACGCACAGGATGGCAAGATAAAAACAATCATCGTAAAGGACTTTTCACGGTTTGCCCGTGATTATATCGAAGCAGGCGATTATATGGAGCGCATCTTCCCGCTGCTGGGCGTTCGCTTTATCTCTGTCAACGATGAGTATGACAGTGGAATGCAGGCTGGGAACGATGTGCGCGGACTGGAAGTAGCCATCAAGAACATCATCAACGCATCCTACAGCCGGGACCTCTCCGCTAAAATCGCAGCAGCAGACCATGTGATGCAGAAAAAAGGAATGTATCTCGGAGGATACCGCCCGTTTGGATTTCTGCCGGACCCGAACGATTGCCATAAGCTGATCCTCGACCCGGTAGCCAGTCGATATGTGCGGTTGATCTTTGAACTGGCATTGCAGGGCAACAGAACAGGCACCATCGCCAAAATCCTGAATGAAAAGCAGATCCCGACCCCGGCAGCATATCATGTGGCGGAAAACCATGTGTACAGTGAGCAGAAAGCATGGGATCTGCAGCGCAGCCATTGGACAAGTGGAACGGTTTACCATGTTCTGAAAAATGAGAAGTATAAGGGAACCTATGTGGGCGCGAAATTCATTATGCCGGTTCCCTGTAAGCATCGGGTTCTGCGCGCTCCTTTGGAACAGCAGGTACGAATTGAGGATAGCCATGCCGCCATTGTGACCCCGGAGGAATTTGAACAGGCACAAATGGTCATCATGCTGCAGCATGGGAAGCACCAGGCCGGGAACTACACAAAACGCCAGTATCCCTTGAAAGGCAAGGTCTACTGCGGCTACTGCCAGAAACTGATGAAATATCGTGTTCTCAAGAAGCTTGGCCCCTCGTTTAACTGCAGATTCTCAGCCACAGCGGTGGACAGTCCCTGCAAGCGAATCCCGATCTCTGAGGAATTGCTGGAAGAGATTGTCCGAAACGCACTGACAGTGCAGATAAAGCAGGCGGAGCATGTACTGGAAATCCTGCACGAACGGGAACGCAAAGCGTTGATTTGCTTTTCCGCACTGGAACGGCAGGAAGAAAAGCTGAGTGCAGAAAAGGCAGAGATCGTAAAACAGCGCATTGCACTGTATGAGCAATACGCCGACGGAAATATAAGCAAGGAAGAATTCGTCCGGCAGAGAGACGCCTACAGAGCGCAAGAAGATGAACGAATGGAGCAGATTCAACGACTTCGTGCCGAGAAAAATCAAATTTTCCTGCCAGTAAGGAAAGATGCTGATAATTTGCAGACTGTCGTAAGTGCAGCAGAAGAAGCAGGCGATGTGATGCGCTTATCACAGAATGTGGTGGAAACCTTTATTGACCGCATTGAGGTTTTCAACGATGAGCGTGTGAAAATTCGTTTTACATTTGAAGATGTGCTAGCAGGCTATGCAGAATGAGTTGTAGTCGAAATCACTGCTGTAAGCAGAGTTTTTCTTGTAAGAACACGAGATTCATGGTATCATAAGAGCAAGGAAAAGTCTGTGCATGGCTACGCGAAAGGAGCAGCAGAGATGAAAGAAATGAATATTCCCGTTGGAGTTTCGGACTTTGAAGAAATTCGAAAAAATGGGTATTACTATATTGATAAATCGGGACTGATTGGAGAACTGCTCAGTAGAACAGGAACGAAAGTAACGCTTATCACTCGTCCCCGACGCTTCGGTAAGACATTGGGCATGAGTATGCTGGAAAACTTCTTTGACATCCGCAAAGACAGCAGAAAACTGTTTGAGGGACTGGAAATTACAGAAAACCAAGCATTGTGCGTTGAGTGGATGAACCAGTATCCGACAATTTTTGTTTCATTTCGACAAGTAGATGGACTGAATTTCACCGGGGCATACGATATGCTTACAATGGTGATAGCAGATTTGTACAATAAACATCTTTATTTGCTTGATAGTAAAAGTGTTACAGAATTCCAAAAAACAGCGTTTGAGCATCTTGCACATGGCAATGGTTCTATAAAAGAAGTTAAGAACAGCCTTATGCTTTTGACAACGATGATGCAGAGCTATTATGCAAAGCCTGTAATTCTTCTTATAGACGAGTATGATGTCCCTGTAGCAAAAGCGAATAATAACGGTTATTATAATGAAATGCTCGATGTTATGAAAGGCTTGATGCAGGCTCTAAAAGACAATCAAGCACTTCAGTTTGCAGTTGTTACGGGCTGCTTAAAGATTGCGAAAGAAAGCATTTTTACGGGAACAAATAATTTTGTATCGGATACTATCACAAATTCTCGTCTGAACGAGTATTTCGGATTTGTACAGAGTGAGGTTGACCTGTTGCTAAAGGATGCTGACTTGACAACGCAGGCTGAGAGCATCAAGAAATGGTATGATGGATACCATTTCGGAGCCTTTGATGTTTACTGCCCGTGGGATGTAATGAATTATTTGCTGGAACTGCAGCGCAATCCGAAAGCTAAGCCTATCAGCTACTGGAAGAACACCAGCGACAATGCAATCATCCGTTCCTTTATTGACTATGCAGGCAGTACCATCACAAATAAACTTGAAACGCTGATGGCTGGTGGCTGC